CCGCTGGACAGCGCGCCCACCTCACGCCCCGTGTAGACGGCGCTTTCGCGCAAACGCGACAACTCGCCCTCAAAGGCACCCACCACCGACGAGGTGCCCGTCAGCGTGGCCTCCAGCGCCGCGATCTGGTCTTGCACATCTTCAATCTGCGTCATCTGTCCCTCTTTTCCCCATCAGGAAATGCCGCCGCCAATTCCTCCAGCCGCGTCCGGGTCAGCGGGGCTGACTGCGGCTCTGCGCCCAGCATCATCCGCAACTCGACCGGGCTAAGCCGCCAGAACACGTCCGGCGTCAGCCCCAGCCGCCCCAGACCGGCCCGCATCAGCCCCGGCCAGTCGATGGCACTCATCCCTCACCCGGCAGGGCAAAGGCACGCGCCAGCAATTCCGCCGACACCCGCGCCGCCTCAACCGCCCCCCCGCGCACCTCTGCCTGGCCCAGATCTGCCGCCGACCCGGCCCAGCCGCCACCGCGCAACCCCGCGACCAGAACAGCCAGCACATCGCGGGTCGAAAAGCGCCGCCCCTCGAACCGTTCCACCAGATCGATCAGGCTCATCGCCCCCAGCGCCTCTTCCAACTCGGCCAGCGCGCCCAGCGTCAGCTTGGCCACATGGCGCTGGCCATCCAGCCAGACCGCCACCTCTCCTGCCCAGGGGTTCGCCATCAAAGTGCCGTGAAAGTCAGCGCCCCGGCAGATGCCAGCGTGACCTCATAGGTCGCCTCGCCATTGTGGCTGCCCGAATATTCCAGCGCGGTAATCTGGAACGGCCCTTCCACCACGCCAAAATCGGGCACCACCACCTGAAAATCCGGCATCTCGGCATCAAAGAAAATCTGCCGCGCCCGCGCATCGGTGTTGGCATCGCGAAACACGCCAGAGCCCGAGATAGAGGCCGATTTCATCCCCGCACCCGCCGCCAGCTCTCGCCAGCCGCCAGCGCTTTCCAGGCTGGTCACATCCACCGTTTCGGCGTTGAAACTCAGCCGCGTCGCGCGCAGGCCCGCCACCGTCTGAAACTGGCCGTCGCCGGTCAGGTCCACCTTGATCAGCAAATCCTTGCCGTTCTGAACTGCCATGTCACTCTCCTGATGTCAGAATTCGATGCGGGCGCGAAAGGTCAGGTCGATCCTGCGCGTCGCGCCCTCATCCAGCCGCCGCGCCACCGCGCGCTGGAACCAGATGCCAACCAGATGCCCCGCCGCCAGCGTCAGGCTCGCGCCCACCAGCGCCTGCGAAACCTCTGCCGCCGCGGTCTTGGCCGACAGAAAGCCCGTATCGGTGGAGATCACCGCCACCTCAAACCGATGCTCGGCCCCCGCGCCGGTTTTGTCGGATTGATCCACCACCGCCTCGGGGCCGATCAGTACAAATGTCTCAGGTGCTGTGCCGGTTGGCATCGCATCCACCACCGCCACGCCCGCCAACCCGGGCCAACCCGAAAGCCGCCCGTAAACCGCCACCTGCAAGGCTGTCGCCGCCGCATAGCTCATGCCGCCACCTCCTCGCGTGCATAGCAGGTCAGGAACCGGCCCTCGGCATCGGCCTCAAACACCGCCAGAATGCTGAACAGCCGCGTACCCTCGCGAAACCGCTGTCCCGGCTTGGGCCGCTGGTCACTGCCCACCGGCGCGCCCCGCACCACGATGCGGCAGGTGGTGCGCGCCATCACCACCTCCTCGCCCGCCGCCTGATTTCCCGCACCCGGCCGCACTTCGGCCCACAACGTGCCCAGCACGACCCAGGCCTTGTGCCGCCCGCCCGCGCCGTCGCCGGTCTCTTGCGGCGCCTCAAGCAGTAGCGCCCGGTTCAACTGGCGCGCGCTCATCTTGCGCCTCCGCCCAACACGCGCACGGTGCGCCAACGCTCGATCAGCGCCAGAACCGCATGGGGCAGGCCTGCAACCCGGTCTGTCTCATGTCGGTTCTCGTAATATTCCGCCGCCAGCATCAAAACCGCCTGCGCCAGATCGGCAGGCACCGCCGCCCAGGCGCCAAAGCCCGCGTCGAACACGATCTCCAACCGACCATCCTCGGGCACCGTCGGAAACAGCACACCATGGGCCACCAGCTTGGGCCGCGCCACATCCGCCACCAGCCGCCAACGCGCCGCATCCAGCACCGTCGCCACGCCATCGGCGTCAAACACCGTGACCGATGCCACCGCACCAACCGGCGCCACCGGCAGCGGCTGCTCATCCGCCTGTCGCCAATCTTCCAGCACCAGCTTGTACTGTCGTGCAAGAATAACTTTCGCCGTCCGTCCCTCAATCACCGCCATTGCGGCGCGCAAATGGCCCTCCAGCAGGCCGTCCTGCAACCCGTCGGCCCCAAAACCCGACCCCATCCGCAGATGGTCTTTCAGCGCCTGCACCGGCAGGGCCGCACTTGCCACGCCTGTCACTTCCGTCAACATCATATCCGCATTCCTTCTCCGCCATGGACGCGCACCCCGCACCGCTCGGACGGAGGGGAGCTGCTGGACGGCGCGGTATTCCGGCGCGCGCCCACTGCCCGGCCCGTGATCGGGCCGGGCGATCACGGCGCCTTACGACACCGCGATTTTCAGCAGTTTGATGGCCGCAAAGTCGGTCACATCGCCGCCCACACGCTTGTTGGCATAGAACAGGACATGGGGTTTGGCCGAGAACGGGTCACGCAGGATGCGCAGATCCGGGCGTTCGGCCACGGTGTAACCTGCGCGGAAATCGCCAAACGCAATCGGGAAGGTATTGGCCGCGACATCCGGCATATCCTCGCAGATCAGCACCGGATAGCCCATCAGCCGCGCCGGTTCCGCCGCCGCCAGACCGTCCGACCACAGGAAGCGGCCATCGGCATCCTTCATCTTGCGCACTGCACCGGCAGTCTTGGAGTTCATCACAAAGGTCGCATTGGCGCGGTAATCCGCCCCCAGCGCATATACCAGGCTGACAATGCAATCGACCGCGTTGGTCGTCGCAAAATCCGCCGCAGCACCCGAGGGGATGTAGCCAAGGCTGCCCCAGGTCCACGAAGCGTTCGCCACCTTGGTCGGCAGCAGAATGCCCTTGGGCTTGTCCACCCCGTCGCCGTTGATGAACGCCGAAGCCTCAGCACGGATGAAACGGGTGGCGATCTTGCCGGCCAGCCAGCCTTCCACGTCGAATGCGCTGTCATCCAGCAGGCGCTGGCTAGCCTTCGGCATCGCCGACAGCTCGTTCAGCTTGATCGAGATGCGGTCAACCTGCGGGCTTGCGGTTTCTGCCGTGGCCACCACTTCGGTCGCCCAGCCGGAACCCACTTCGGTGCGGTCAATCAGCACATCGAACGAGGTGGCTTCCACCTGCACCACATTGGCAACCGCACGCAGCGACGAGGTCGAAACCAGCATCGAACGAATGGTATCCGCCGTCTGCGGGTCGATCAGATAGCCGCCATCCGCCGCCACCGTGGTGGACATGGCCTTGCCTTCCAGTACCAGCCCCCGCAGGCCATCATCATCGCCCGACCGCAGATAGGCGCCAAAGGCCTTCTTGTGGGGCACGTCACGATCCGCCGCCGCAGAAAGAGGCGTGCGGGCATAAGTCTTGGTGTTCAGCATGGTCAGTCGCTCTTCCTGATGTTGCAGCGATTTCTTCACTTCGGCCTGAAAGCCACTGAAGGCATTCAGAAACCCGGCCATGGCGGATTTGGTCTCCGCCCCCGGATCAAGGGCCAAGGCTTCCCCGGCCCGAGAGGTCATCTCGGTCATCATCTTCCCCTTTTCGGTTGAACTCAGGCCCGGTCGGGCAGCGCCCAGCTTTGCCGCGCCTCTTCGAACACTTGCGCAAGGTCGCGCCAGATATCGGCCTCGCCCCGGCCAGACTTTGCCGCCACCCGCGCTTCGGCCAGCATCGGAAAGGTCACCAGCGACACCTCCCACAGCTCCAGCTCTTGCAGCAGACGCTGGCCCTTGGCGTCGCGCTCGGCCCGCACGGTGCGATAGCCGATCGACAGCCCGTCAATCGCCCCCGCCGCCAGCAAGGCCGCTGCCTCGCGCCCCTTGTCCACCTCGGTCAGCAGGCGCCCCTTGACCCACAAGCCCGTGGCATCCTCACGAACCTCGTCCCAAATGCCGATGGGCTGCGCCGGGTCATGCTGCCACAGCATCTTTACCGCGCCGCCCCGCGCCGCCAGCCGCTTCAGGCTGGTCGCATAGGCCCCCGGCATCACGACATCGCCGCCCTGATCGCGGGCGCCGAACAGGCTGGCGTAACCCTCGATCCGCGTGCCATCCACCACCCGCAGCCCGGCCTCGGGCTGATGAAACTTGCGCTCGGGCGCGCCGCCATTCCATTCCATCCTTCACCTCATCGCCGTTCGGATCACAGCCTCGGCGCCCTGCGCCAACAAAAAGGCCGCAACCCCGTAAACGCCCACCCAGATGCGCTTTTCCAAACGCTCCAGCACCGCATCAATCTGGCCCAGCCGAAATTCCAGCGCCGACCAGCGCTCTTCGGCCACCCGCTCATTCGCCTCGATCCGCGCCGCCGCCGCATCGAAACTGTCGTACAGAAAGCGCGATCCCTCGCCCGGCCGCCGCAAGCTCATTCACCCTCCGCCAGACGCGGCAGGCCCAGCAGCATCCGCTTTTCGGCAGGCGTCAGGAAATCGGCCGCCCCCACCCGAGCCCATTGCTGGTCCCGCTCGGCCGCAAGCGCCGGAATCTGGTCCAGATCGGGCCGCAGCTCCACCGCCTCACCGGTAAACACCGACAGCCAGTGCGAAACCGCCGCCGTCACCCGTGCCACCAAGGGCAGCACGGTCAGCCGGTAAAATGCCCGGTTCGCCTCCTGATAATTCGCATAGGTCGCATCCCCCGGAATGCCCATCAGCATCGGCGGCACCCCAAAGGCGATGGCAATCTCGCGCGCTGCCGCCTCTTTGGTCTGCTGAAACTCCATGTCGCTGGGGCTGAACCCCATCGGTTTCCAGTCGAGGCCGCCTTCCAGCAACATCGGCCGCCCGGCATTGCGCGCGCCCTGATGATGCGCCTCCATCTCGTTTACCAGCCGGTCGTATTGGTCAGGCGTCAACTGCCCCTGCCCGTCCAACCCCTTGTAAACAATGGCCCCCGACGGGCGTGCCGCATTGTCCAGCAACGCCTTCGACCAGGCCGAGGCGCTGGAATGCACGTCGATCGCCGTCGCCGCCGCCTGCAAGGGCGAAAACCCGTAATGGTCATCCTGCGGATGAAAGGTCCGCACATGGCAAATCGGCGGCGCCTCGCCCGTCATGTCAAACCGATGCGCCCGACCGCCCACCGAATAGTCATAGGCCACCGGCCAGCCATCCGCCCCCGGCACCAACGCCATGCGGTCGGGGCGCAGCACATGCAGCTCTCCCGGCAGGCGGCCAGCACCGGGGACGGCCTCCAGATAGGCATTCCCCGACAAGAGCAGGTAGCCGTAAACCGCCTCGAACAGCTCCGCCCGCCCCTGCGCGCCGTTTGGACGGCGGATCAGGTCCAGCACCGGATGCTGCTCATAGCGCCGCTCATGGTCCTGCAAGATCAGCGGCAAGGCCGCCGCAGCCTCGGAAATCAGCTTGACCACACGAAACCCGATCGGGTTGCCCTGAAACCCCGCCCGCGCCAGCGACACCGCATCGCGCGGGCTCCACGCCACCCGCCCCGATGTACCCCAGGCCACCACCCGCCCCGTGGCCGAGGCCTTCATCTCCGGCACCTTGGCCTCATTGCGCTTCAGGAAGTCGAACATCCGTCTCTTCTCCATCCTCACGGGCAAACCGCGCCCGGCCCCGGCACGCCCTTCGGCCACCGGGTGTTTCGGCTCTCTGTCTCGATTGAAGCCACCCTAGCGGGCCAATCCTTAAACCCGCTTAACCAAGCGCGCGGTGCCCGGCGGCCCCTGCAACGCCTGTCCTCATCTGTTCATAAATATCCCACGGGGGTCCGGGGGTGTGAAACCCCCGGGGACCAACACCCGGTGCAACGCCCGGCCAAATGCCAGACCTCACAACCCCCGCACCTGCGGTGCCCGCCAGTTGCGTGCAGGATCGATCATCAGCTCGGTCAACGCCCAGACCAGCGCATCCACCCGGTCCGGGCTGCCCCCGCCCTGATAGCCGCGCAGGGTCATCCGGCACATCTGTTCCTCCAGCGCATGCAACCCCCGCACATGCGCCACGCGGCCCTGTTCGTACAGGGCGGCCACAGGCTCGGCCCGTGCAACCTTGCCGATACTGGCATGAACCATCCGCAAGGGCACCAGCGCATCCTTGCTGCGCAGCACCGCCTCAACCAACTGCCCGCCCTGATTGACCTCGGCCACCACGCGCTGCGCCTTATGGCGGTCCATCGCCGCCAGAACCGCCCGCGCCCAGACCTCGGGCGACGCGCCTTTGACCGTGGCATCCTCGATCACCACCGCCCGCCAATCCTGTGGCGGCCCCTTGGTTATCGCGCCAACCACCACGATCCCGCATTCGTCCCCGGTCTCCTTGCCGCTGACCGAAGGGTCCACTGCCACCACCACCCGGTCGAATGCGGGCAAAGCCTCCACCCGTCCGGCCTCCAGCATCGCCGTCGTCCACAGCGCCCCTTCGGCATCCTCCAGCAGCACCCCCTCCAACTCCTGCCGCCCCAGCCGCGTGCCGCCGAACCGCGCCTGAACCTCTTCCAGAAAACTCGCCGCCAGATTGGCCTTGTTCGCCTCGGTCGGCGCATGGGTCATCACGGTTGACGGGTTCTTCAGCACCGCCTTCAGCACCGCCACATTGGCGGGCGTCGTCGTCACCACCTGCCGCGGGTTTTCGCCCAGCCGCAAAGCAAACTGCAACTGGTCCCAGGCCTCCTGTGCTTTGGGCCATTTCGCCAGCTCGTCCACCCAGGCCGCATCGAACTGGGGCCCGCGCAAACTGGCCGGGTCATGGGCCGAAAACACCTGCGCCACCGCGCCGTTTGGCCAGACCAGCCGCCGCCGCGTCGCCTCCCACACCGGGCGCCGGTCGGGGGGCGAGCAGGCAAGGATGCCGCTTTCCCCCATCACCATCACCTCGCGCACCTGATCAATCGTCTCCCCAACCAAAGCCACGCGGCGCGACCGCCCCGGCGCCTCTGGCGTCGGTCCCTCCACCTCGGCCCGCACCCATTCCGATCCGGCGCGCGTTTTCCCCGCGCCCCGCCCCCCCAGGATCACCCAGGTTTTCCACGCCCCCTCGGGCGGCAACTGATGCGGCAGCGCCCAGAATTCGAACATCCAGGGCAGCGCCAGCAGGGCATTGTCACTCAAGCCCCCCAGAAACGCCTCCACCTGGTCCTGCGTCGCGGAGGCGAGCCAGACGGCGCCCGATTTCATCGCGCGCGGCGTCAAAGTCGAGACCGGAGGCTCCGACAGCCCCGGCAACCTGCTTGCGGAGTTTTTCAACGCGATTCCTTTCATCTATGAACAGCTCCAGCGCGGCCCTCAGGTCTCGAACGTGCTTTTCCGCCGTCTTGACCTCACCAAGGCCACCGGCCCGCACGGCCTGCACCGTGCGGGCGATGTCTTCCGCCGCCTGTCTGATCCAATCTTCTGCCACCGCCAGAACTGCGTCCGGCGTCTCTTCTCCAACGGAGAAATTCAACGTCATGCCTGCTTGACCCGCCGCTCGTGTCTGCCCCCGCACGAGTGAAATGAAAAAACGGCCAAAGGCTTGCGCCCGGCCGTTGACCCATCTCTTCCAGCATAGGAAATCGCTACCCTAAGGCGTGCGCAAAGTCAATCCGTTGCACGCCTAGGGCGTCACCGGCCGCGGCGTTAACCCTATGATAACAGTGGGACATCCCGGTGGAATGATCACCCCGCCCTTCATCGTCGGCGCGCTGACATAGGCCGCGGGCAGCCCGCCGATCAAGACCACGGGTGACCCCATTGCAATCGGGTCAGGCACCGGCACGGGCGAAATGGGGCTGGCGACGCAGGCACACATATCGGTCTGCCGCGCGGCTGGCATCCCGCCGATCAGCACATTCGGCTGGCCCGGCGCGACGATGGGCATCGGTGCGCCAGCACAGGCGGCGCAGACATGCATATCCATCAGGCGGGCAGCGGGAAACATCGACAAACCTTTCACCAACATCAAAAGGGTACGCCCGCCCGCCCGGATGCGTCAAGGAATGGAAAACCCGCCCCTGAAACGGCCACCTTTTCCGCCAACGCCTGTCCGGGCGGAACAGGAAACGCACAGCGTTTCCTCGCCCGCGCGTGTGGTGTCACCAAGAGTCTGGTCCACGAGAGATGCAATAGGCCAGCGGCCTGCCCCGGCGGGCGAGAAGCGCCCGCCGATGGCGGGGCGGGCGCTGGCCGGGCCTTTGAGGCCCAGCCGGTGCAAATGGCA